CGAGAGTTAACAGCTACCGTACCCGTTGCACCTCCAGGACAAGCAACATCGCCACCTCCACCGCCCCCTCCCGGAGAAACAGCGCCAGTACAAGCTGTACCTGCTATACCGGTACAAACTCCAGTGCCACAACAACCGATTGCACCCGCACAACAACCTATGAATCTAGATTTATTTGCAGAGATTAACAACAGACTTAAAACTATTGAAGATAAAGTGACTACTCTAGAGAGTACCTATGAAAAAATTCTCGGTAGTATGTTGAAATCAAAGGCAAAAACCATTACAATTAAGTTTGATGAAGCTCAAAATACCAAACAAGACGGAGTTCGTAAACCGGTTTCTAAATCAAGTAAGCAAGATTAACACAGCTTGTGTACTTAAAGTAACAAGTAAAGGTATTAGTAGCTTATTAACTGCTGCAGACAATACGCTTATATTGTTTTCTCGCTATAATGTAGATTTAGATATTGATAAAGATATTAATCTCAATATTCCCGACCTTAATAGATTATGCAAGATGATACAATGTATACCTGGTGAGGAGATTGAGATTGATGTATATGAATCTGTCATAAAATATGAGTCTAAAGATATTAGATTTAAGTATTATCTGCTTGATGATGGTATTATCGAGACACCTCCTTTAAGTGAAGAAAAAATTAAGCAAATTGAATATAATACTAATTTTACCATTCCTTATGAATCTTTGGTTGGTTTAATTAAGAGTAGTTCATTTGTCGTCGACATACATAAAGTATATTTCTTTACTAAAGATGGTTCGGTATATGCTGAAGTTAATGATAAGAAGCGACAAAACATTGATAATATTTGTCTTAAACTATCTGATGATTATTCAGGTGATCAAATTACTACACCTCTGCCTATGAGCTTGGAGACTATTAGATTACTTGGTTCATCCCGCACTGATAAAGTTACTATCCTTATTAATAGTAAGTTGAATGTTATGATGTTCGGCATCAATAATGATAATGTAAAACTAACTTACATTGTATCAGGACTGGTAAAATAATGGCTAAAAATAAAAGTTATACTCAAGGTTATTTCGTCAAAAGGTTAAGAGACAACGGTTTTTATGTTGCTAAGATATTTGACAAATACAACTCTAATGATAATAGAAAATGGACTGTATTAGTCAATCCAAGTAATGAGAGCATTTTTATTACTTGCTACCGCGATAAAATATTTAAAAATCCTTATTTTGAGTTTAATGATGGTGGTAAAAGATTCCCAAAAAATTATCAGCTAAAGACCGATTCATTAGAAGTTGTTGTTTCTCATCTTATAGAACATCATGTAGAAAATAAGTGCCCAACAACATTTACAAATGCCTAAGAAGAAGAAAGACGAAGAGAATCCTGACGACAACTTTGAAAAGTTGTCTGATATTTTTGATAAGCTGTCTTCACATGAAAAGACTGAAGAACAGAAAGATGGCGAAGTAGATAATATGTGCGGACATATCGAGGAAGTCATGTCTACTTATACGATTATGGGTTATACTGTTGACGGTGAACCTCTAGTATTAACATATGCTAAGAATAGAAAAGATAGTGATGCCTTGGCTCATCTTTTCAACAAGCAGATAATGTCCTATTATAATGGTAATGATCAGCGATGAATATTTTAATTTTAGGTAACGGTTATATTGGAAGCAATCTAAAAAATTATCTTAACGGTAGACCTACAAGATGTGGTAAAGGTACTACTGATGTTAGAGTTATTCGACAGAGTGAAGTTGATTATACTAAACCTCATATTTTAGATGATCTATTAAATGATTGTTGGGTAGATTTTGTAATTAATTGTAGCGGTTATACCGGTAAACCGAACGTTGATGCTTGTGAATTTAATAAGCAACCATGCTGGTATATGAATGTTACTGTGCCTTCTATGCTAGCGCGCGCATGTTATAATTATGATATCCCCTTTGGTCAAGTAAGTAGCGGGTGCATATATACAGGTTATGATAAAGACTACACTGAAGAAGATGAGCCTAATTTTGGTCTTTATAATAGTGAAAGCAGCTTTTATAGCAAATCTAAACACGCAAGCGAATTAGATCTTATTAATCATTCTGCTTATGTTTGGAGAATAAGAATGCCTTTTTGTAATACCTGGGCACCAAAGAACATAGTAACAAAAATTTTTAAGTATAATCAACTAATTAGTATGTCAAATTCATTAACAAGTGTTGATGATCTTTGTGTTTATATTGGTAAAGTTATAGAAAAATACTACACACCTAAAAGAATCCCGCCAGGCATTTATAATGTAGTTAATGAAGGCGGCGTTAATGCTGAGCAAATTGTTCAACTTTTGAGAGAAAGAGGTATTAATAACCCTAATTGGGAGTTTATTGAATATAATGATTTAGATATTATTGCAAATCGATCTAACTGTGTTTTATCTCAAGAAAAAAACAAAGCATATGGCATCCAATTGCCTGATAGCATAAAATCACTCACAAAAGCATTAGATGAAATGAGCAAAATAACAATATGAGTTGTGTTATAGTTACAGGTGGTTATGGTTTTATAGGTAGCAATTTTATTAAGCACCTATTTGATAATACTGATGATATTATCTATAATATTGATAGTTTAACATATGCGGCGGACCAAGAAAACATCCCAAAAAATATTCGCGAGAGTGGTCGTTATAATTCTATTGTTGCTGATATTTCTGAAGTTAATTTTACTGATAGCTGGAACTCATTTACAACTTTATTAAGAAAAACAAAAACAATATATCATTTTGCTGCAGAGAGTCACGTTGATAACAGTATTACTGGACCAGGTGTTTTTGTAGATACAAATATTAAGGGCACTTTTAATTTATTAGAAGCAGCCAAAAAGTTTAATATAGAGTTTGTTCATGTATCGACAGATGAAGTATATGGTACATTAGGATTTTTTGACGATCCGTTTACTGAAGATACAAATATAGATCCAAGTTCAGTTTATTCGGCATCCAAAGCAGGTTCTGATCTGCTTGTTAAAGCGTATAGCACTACATATGGTGTCAAAACTACAATAACACGTTGCTGCAATAACTATGGCCCTCGACAACACGTTGAGAAGCTATTACCTAAAGTAATAACTAATGCGTTGAATGGTGAAAAAATACCTGTATATGGAAAAGGTGAGAATGTAAGAGAATGGATCTACGTTGACGACCATTGCTCAGGTATCTTAGCAGCACAAGAAGCAAATAAAGAAGTACATGATGTATTTAATATTGGTTCGGATGTAGAGATATCTAATATTGACTTGGTTGAGAAAGTACTTGCAATTACCGGAAAATCCTCTAAACTTATTGAATATGTAACTGATAGACCCGGGCATGATCTTAGATATGCAATGAATAGCTCTAAGCTCCGAAAGGCATCTAAATGGGAACCAGAATTTAACTATGAAAATTTTGAAAGAGGCCTGGAGAAAACTGTGGAGTGGTACTCATCCGAAAGATAGAGGTATATATGCAGTTAATACTGGTGATTTTTTAGGTGAATTTTTTGTATATATGGAAACAAAAGATAATGTTCATTTCTTTCTATCACTACCTAAAATGCAAAAACGAGAAGTTCCTGATGAAAATTTTATCTTTGGCTTAGAAAATAAGATTATTGAACAAGTAGAAAACTTACCATCATCAACATATGACGTTTGCCGCGCCCAATACGAGAAAGGTATAAGTGAAGATATTACTAATTGATAGTAGCAATTTAATTTACCGAATTTGGTGGATTAATAAGGCTAAGAACTTATCTCATAATAATGACACATTTACTGTGTATATGTTCCTTAGATCGCTTAGATCATACATACAGAAATATCCTAGTGATCGAATTGTAAGTGTATGGGACAAGCGCTTATCATATCCTGAGAAAAATTTCCGTAAAGAATATTCTGAAGGAGAATACAAAGGTACAAGATCTCATGATAACGTAGATGAAGTCTATAAACATACTGATAAAATTGTTGAGCTGTTAGAGTCACTCGGTGTATATAATATGTTTCCAGATCGTATGGAAGGTGATGATGTTATTGCATGGCTTTCTGATCAAAATAATGAATCTGTTATTGTATCCGCAGATCAAGATATGTACCAGCTCGTTACTTCAACAACTAAAATTTACAACCCTATTAAAAAGATTGAGGTAAATAGTGTTAATTTTGAGGATGTAACTGGAGTTAATGTCGATGACTTTGTTTTATATAAGTCTCTTATTGGAGATAAGTCTGATAATATCAAAGGTTTACCGCGCGTAGGTAAAAAGACAGCTCTTAAGTATATTAATAATTGGGATAAAACAAAAACAGAGCTATCTGAAAGTAATTTACAACAATTGTCTGATAACATAAAATTGGTTGACCTTAGATATGGTTATAACTATTATGATACTGAAACAGCTTCATATGATGAACAGTATGTGCAACAAGACGGTACTATAATTTACGATAAGAATAAATTTCTCAAGCTTTGCAAAGAACATAGTTTACAGAGCATTCTAAAAGACCCAAGTTGGTCAGAACCTTTTAGTCACGGAGTTGAAGAAGCAGTTGTTTCTGTTATTGAAGCTCTAGGTTTAGAACATAAATAATAATATGCCAGATTTTGTACAAGCTAAAAAGATTTTATCTCCATATAGTGGTGAGATGTGTACACCTAAAATGAAGACATTAGACTATGGGGATAGAATTGTTACAGAAGCGCATTGGTATTGTCCTCGTACCGGTAAATTCGTTCACAAAGGTATTGTGAGTGATGAGCCGAAGAATAAAGGTCAAAACTAAGCTTGTTTTCCTTCTTATTATCAGTTAAAATTAATACGTGATTTTACCTGAGGACTACGTATCTCAAAAGTTCTATCAGTTAGCCGGTTATGTAAAACATAAGCGGTATAATAATGTGTATGAAGGTGGTTGCCCTATATGCAGAGAAGGTAAAAGCTGGGGCAGAAAACGTAGGCTATATTATGTAGCAAAACAGAATTATATCTATTGTCATAATTGCGGTTGGACTGGAGACCCTATTAAGTTTATTCAACAAGTTGAAGGTCTCACATTTAAAGACATCTTAGATGAAGCTAAAGATTATGATATTGTACCTATCCATGAAGAACAACAATTAGAAAAGAAACAATATCAAGATCACACGTTACCTGTTGATTCTATAAATTTATTTGACGATAGTCAAGTAAGCTATTTTAAGGATGATAGTATTGTCAAAACAGCTTTACAATATATTAAAAGTAGAAAACTTGATATCGCCGTTAATAAACCTAAAAGTTTATGGGTAAGCCATAAAGATTTTACACATAAAAATAGACTGGTGTTACCCTTCTATGATATAGATGGGAAGATAGTGTTCTATCAAACTAGAACATTAATAGAAGGTAAGGACACTTTACCAAAATATCTATCAAAGATTGGTAGCGACAAATCTTTGTTTAATATTAATAATGTTACCTCAGATATAGACAAAATATTCATTGCTGAAGGTCCTATAGATGCTTGTTTTATTCGTAATTGTGTTGCTGTTGCAGGTATTCAGGAAAATAGTGATACGACCTTTACGCAAAAACAAGATAAACAATTAGATAGATTTAAATTCCATGACAGAGTTTGGGTATTAGACTCACAACATCAAGATAAAGCAGCTAAACTAAAGACTCGTAAGCTAATTGAGCAACAAGAATCTGTTTTTATATGGCCTGAAAAATACGGTACAGCGTTTAAAGATTTTAATGATATGTGTTTGGGACTCAGTATAAACGAAATCCCGCATAAGTTTATACTTGATAACACTTATGCGGGACCAAAGGCTATGCTTAAACTAAACAGTATTTAGATACTGCCTTGATTGCGCTTACGTAAATGCTCTTTTGCGCTGCTGTGATTACCCTTATAGGAATCTTCCTTAGTAATCAAAACACCTAGACCTACAGCGTCTGTCACAGCTGGTGTGAAAGTAACAATAGCTTGACTAGTGCTATTATGTGTGATATCTGTAATCTCATAAAGGTTGGAAGCACTACCAGCAAAGGTAAATGAATCTCCTACAACCCAGTTGTTAGGACCAACACCCGCACCGTCAGAATCATATTGTGCGAATGAGCTTAAGTATACCGTGGTTGCTGATTTCGATAAAGCTGCAGATACACCTGCTTGGATAGTATCTGTGCTTTGTTCATCATTAAAATTATTTGTCCAGTTAATAGCCATATCAATATTTATTTAATTAGTTAATGTTTATTCAGAGTCTGAGGATAAAAGATAAGCTTTTAAAGATTCAGACAAAGCTCTTAAGTCTTGTGCAATTCTGCCAATCTTTTTAGTTTCGCTTCTAGCAATATCAGCAAAAAGTGTGTCACAGGCTGAATTGTTTAGTTGGGATTGCATTGACTCTGCTCCAAGACCATTCATATATTCACTAAAATTGTCTACCTCTTGTATCCAACTCTGCAAGGATTGCATTTGACCGGCATTTTCTTGCTTTTTAACGTCAGCTACAGCATCAGCGCCTTGTACATCATCATAAGCATCTGGTGCAATACCTGGATCTAGATCAGCAGCAGCTGCTTCTGCATCTGGAGTTGGTACTGCTTCATGCTCAGCTTCAAGCAATACGTTAAACCTTTTACTATAGAGATTTTGTGACATACTATAATTATTTATAGCTGGAGAGGATAAATATTTAAAATGTCTGAAAAATTGTTACAAGAAGATCAGTACGTGCAGCAGGATAAATGGGCTACTGGCATGTCTGGTCGTAGCGTTGGTGTCCAACCAATGAATTTGCTTGATATTCTTAAGAAAGATGCCGAATTTCGTGGACAAAACGGTAAAGCACCTGAACTACTACCGTTCCCAGCTGAGTCTTTAGTGGAATTACTTGGAAACCTTCATGTAAAAGCGGTAGACCTTCAAAAAACTATAAAATTAGTTGGTAATAACCCGGTTTTAAAAGATCGTGAAAAGGCTCAAAAGACTCTTGAGGCTATTCTTAGAAAAGCTGAGCTAATAAAAAGAGTTATTAAATTAATCGGTAAAGATGTCGATAATTTTGTAGTTGATAAAGAGAAGAAATAATTTAAAATAGTAATGTGGTAGAGAAACTACTAAAATCCCTTGCTATAACTAGTATCGTAAGCGCTATAATAGCGTATTTTTGTACTCACTTTGGTATTGCATTTCTGAAAACGTTTCTTGTTGCAGCATTATTACAATTTATAGTTTGGTACTTGGTTGGTTATTATGCAGATTGGAAAGCCGCTATTAAACTTCGGGAAATAGAAGCTGATATGTATAAGGAAGTATCTAAGCAGTTTGCAGATGTAAATTGTGCATACTGTGGTACAGTTAATACCGTGCCTATTAAAATTACTGGAGATAATAGAGTTGAATGTCGTAAGTGCGGTAAAGAGAGTGCTGTTTATGTAGAATTAGAGATCGCTCAAGTTACAGCACCGTTAGAAGATACTAGTGAGAAATTAGACGAAATATATAATAAAATTAAAAACAATGAATTATAAGGAAGTACCTTCATCGTCAATTCAGCCGATCAAGAATATTACTCAAGAACTTTCAAGCGAAGAAATTGATAATTATTTTAGTAACATTTGGACTGAATTAGATAAAGATTATACCAAAAAATTTAAAACTGGTAAATTGATATCTAAAAATTTAGCAGGCAAATCAACTAATGCAGAAAGAGTAATGAGAGCTATATTAGTTATGTATTTTGATGCTGTAAAAGAAAAAATATTTGAAATTGAAATGGAGAATGAAAAAAACAGATGCATGAATCAAGTGCATGAACTCCAAACCGCATTTGACAATTTGCTAAAAATAGTTGAGGCTATGGATTTAGACGTTGATAGAAAAAGCTTGCTTCCTTCCTTAAATGGGTATATTATAGAAACTACATCTAGGATAAAAAAATGAAAGTAGAACAAGCTCTTAATATTGACGTTAAACAAAAAGTTAAAGTAGGGGAAGAAGATATGTCTCTTTATGAGGCCGCGAGATGGTCAGCTCTTATTCAAGGTTTAGATGTTATTACTAAACGTGCTAACCAGCTTAAAATCAATCTTGATGAAGATAAGACATGGCTAAAACCTCTCGCTCTTCAAAAATATATTGAAGAGGAGACTCCTGTCGCTATTGCTGAAATTAATCAAGGTATTCAATGCACTACATCCCAGGGACAAGATTAGTACCATCTAATAAGCAAACCGGGTCTGGACATAGAACCTTGTCTCAATTCAAATCTTCTAAAAAGAAGATAGGTTCCTTATTAGTTGGTAGAGAATATGAGTTTTGGTGTGTAAGAAAAACACCTCAAGATAAGATCAAATATATGTTTAAGGATCTTACGTCTGGAGAGATTGTAGAAATGTTATTTGATACTATGCTTGATGGTGATAAGTGGATAGCAACTGTTCGTGGAGAAGAGCTCCCAGATTATAGTAAGTTTTACAACTAGCGATAATCTCCGTAAACATCATCATTGTCACCATACTGAGAATAATCAAATACATTTGATGATTCTGTATCAACATCATAGTCATATGACTTAGATGCAGTTTGTTCATTAGTATAACCGGATAATCTACCGCTAAATGAATCATCGTATACTTGATCGGATTTCTTCTCTGCAGTAAGACCTGGTTGGAACGTATAATCAAGACGTTTACCTTTAATCATCCACATGTAATGACCCATTAATGGATTTATTTGGCTAATTTCTTGATCTAATCTTTGAGTTATTTCAAACATCTTAGCACCTCTACCGCCTGGTCTATCGTTCCCATACTCTGTTAGCATGAAGACGTCACCTGACTTAGGTTCAGGACGAGGATCAGACTCTGATGAGAGAGCAGCGTAATATGAACTAATAGAGATCATGGCTGTTACATCATCATCACCTAATATTCCAAATTGGTTTAAAAGCACAGATTGCTCAGAAAGCTCAACATACATAACAACACTTTTAGATGCTAAATAAGTTGCGTCTGGCTGTTCACCATATAAACCATCATGGGCTGAAAGTTGGTAGTTAAGAACAAAATAATCTGTCTGTACTCCGTAGATATCTATTTGTTCTTTAAAGTAGTAATAATAATTATTTCTCTCATTATCATTTATACTTTTGTCTGTAGCTCTATAATCGCCTGTAAAGTAGCGCTGCCCGGCCGCATAAGATGGAAAAGGTTCTCCCATTATTTTCTAAGTACGTAACATTTATTATTATTACACCACATAATTGTTATACCTGTATTACCTAGTTTACGTGGTTTATTTTCAGCCAAATCTCCAATATTATATTTCTTTATAATACGTTGTAACACAATACCTCTTACAGGTGTATTGTTTGTTTTACCATCTTTAATATTTTTAACCTGAATAATTTCTGTAGGGTCTGCTTTATGCATATCAGGCATCATATTTTGATGTAAACGTCCCATACCCGTAAACCCTACCTGTTGTCTGCGAGCACACGGGTCACCACATGCACCTTCTTTAAACATAGCGTTCTTAATTTTTTCTACTTCATCAGGTTGTGCTTTTTCATCATCACCTATGATATCCTTTATATTGCGAACTAATTGTATATAGTAATAACGCTCTAAAAATTTAAATATAACATTACCAGGAAGATGTGTCTTACGACCAAACTTTTGCAACTCCTTATCGGTCATATCTTTCTCAAAGGCATCATTGCGAGCTGTCTTAATCTCATTATAACTTTTCAATAATATAGATATATCGTAATTAATTTCTTTAAGTTTATCGTCTAAAAGCTTTTTAAGTTTCTTAAGATCCCTTTCAGGTATATCAACTAAATGTTCATAATCTAATACATCACGCTTAAGCTCACCTGCTTGCAAATCCATTTTATTAAGAATATCCTCGAGATCTTTTCTATAGTTAGCAACATTAATATCTTTAGGATCCGTTTGCTTTATCCAGCGATCTTTTTGTACATCATATGCAGCTTCTGTTTTATCAAAGTCATAATCTACTTCAGAAATATAATATTGTAAAGGATACTTTGTTCCAAAAGCTAATGTACCATCAAGTTTATCCCAAAGCTTTTCAATCTTCTTTTTAACTGATTCTTTATCAGGCACATCGGCCATAATATAGACATCAATATCAGCTTTAGGACCATATTGTTTAGTTAATATACTACCTTTAATAAAGAATTTTTTAACTGGTACTATCTCATTAAATTTAGTAACATGGTATTTTATTTGAGCTGATATCTCAGGCTTAAGTCTCGGTTTTTTATTTTTAAAATCTACAAACACATCAGAAGAGAAATGATTGCGAGCATAATCAATAGAAGACTCCATAATTCGGACTAGCTCATTAAAATTCATCGTAAATATTTATTCTAAGACGAAAAAAGCCCCTAACAAAGTTAAGGGCTGTGTTGTTTTTTTAATTAATGGGTATTACTTTTTAGCTGGCTTTTTCTTAGGTGCTGCTTTTTTTGTAGTCGGTGCCTCACCTTTATCTTTAGCCTTTCCAACATTAAGTGCGAACCAGTCAATAAGCATATAAGCTTTCTTAACAAGCCCGTCATCTTTAGGTGTTGGAGTTAAAGCTGCGATTGCTGATGCAGCGGCTACAACGGCAGTTGCTGTTGTAACAATAGTCCCACTGTTAGCTAATACCCACTGATAGATTGCGGTTATTTGTTCCATATAATTATTTATTCAAAGTTAAAATATATTACTCCAAATACTATCAGTTTTTCTTTTAGCTTTTCGCCACTGATTTAATAGAGCAAAATAGGTTAAATGTTGCTTGTCAATCTCCCATACTTTATTTCCGTACTGGTCTGTATGAGGCTTGATGCCAGCATCTTCTTTTAGTTCAACACCTTTCTCTTCTTCAAACTGATTTTTATAGTCGTCAATAAGCTTATTATACCTTTTACGAGCATTATCAGTAATTACTCCATTACCATTATCAGCAAAGAACAAGAAACCTCCATTCTTATTATCATATTGGGATGGAGTCGAAGCATCGTAAGATGCTGAATCATCATCTACAGTATCTGGAAATATAGTACATCCAGGGAGAGCCAATACTATAACCATTAAGGCTACAATAATGTTATTCGGAAAGAAGGTTACGCATTTCATCTTCATTTTTTTCTTCTATTGTTTTTTCTACTTTGTTTTGGTATTTAACATCCCGCTTAGCTTCAGCATTCTTAATCATCTCTTTACTATTTTTACGTTTAAAGATAGTACCAATTATATCAAATAATCCGCCAAGTAGCTTTAAAATACTCATACAATTATTTAGTCTAACCATAAAAAAAGCCTCCCGAAGGAGGCTATAATCTATGAGGTTAATGTTTGTTAGAGCTTAGCACCGACTTTGTGATTGCCGGTTGTCTTAGCTTTCATTTGGTGTGCGACGCTGTCTGCGGCAGGCTTAGCCTCTCCGTCACCGCTGGTAATTTTACCATCAGCACTGCCACCTGTTGGTTCAGCAGCACCTTTAACAGTTTTGTCCTTGTTGTGAGCTTCAGCATCACCATTAACAAGAGCATGGCCCTTCTCTTCAGCCTCTACAGCTTCACCATATGGGTCATTAGCATCTTCGAGATCTTCGATGTCGTCACCTTCGTCGGCGTCACCTAAATCATCACCCATGGTGTCGAGCACTTCTTGGAGAGTGTCGATACAAGCAGCAAGTTTCTCTTTGAGATCGCCCTTGTCATCACCCTCATCAGCACCTGGATCCATATCAAGACCCATATCACCGTCATGGATGTCCTCGGATGGAAGCTCGAAATCGGCTTCACCCATTACGTCTTCGAAAAGTTTGTCAAATGTTGATTTATCACTCATAGTAAAATTATTTATTTCTTCTTGATCATTTTCCTGGAGATTTTCGCTATTTTTCTGCGGCTCTACTGAATCTGTTACATAATCAGCGGCTTTTTTACCGGCTAGTGCACCAGCAGCACCGCCTAAGACACCACCAGCAATTTCACCT